AAGAATGTATAGTCCTAAAAAATGTTAAGTCTTCCTGAGTCAAATCAAAACGGTCACTTGCACGCTCTAGTGCTTCGTTTGCAGCTTTTTTAGTAAATGCTAAGTAACCTATCTTATGTGGTGCTATACCACCCTTTAGATAATCCTCAGTTAGATTTAATAATTTAGTTGTTTTACCAGTGCCAGGTGGACCAAGAATTATGTTCCATGTCATTCTGGGTCAAGTACTGCTTTCTTTAAATCTGGGTCTTGCATCACATACGCACCAGTCGGTTCACCTTCTTCTTCAGTAAATGTTCCTTTAACTAATTCCTGCACTTCTTCTTTTGGGAGTTCCTCAGGTATGTCTATAGAACCATTAGTTAGTGGATCTTCGTTAAGTGCATCAGCTAAGTCCCCAAGAATTAATAAAGCATTCCTGATTTGTACTCGTAAATGTTCAGGAGTAACTTGAGATTCGAGCAGTATTATATACTGCTCGACATTCGACCTCATAGACACTAGAGTCTTTCCCAATAGTTTTTAGCATAAGTTTCTGGTTCATGGTCTATACTTATACCATTAAAACTTTGTGCTATTACTTCAATAAACTCTTCGGCATCTTTTACTAATGCTTCGTGAGCCTCTTGATCTGTAGCGTCACCATCTAGTGCGTCAAAATTATCGTGGTTAGCGTTAAAAAACAGGTCGCTAGTAAAAGCATCGACCCAAGTTTTAGTTTCTTTTATATTCATTTCTGACATATTTTTCTCCTATTTATAATAAAAGAAGTTACTACCAATACAGCGCCACTGAGGTAGTTTTGTGAAGAGGGGCTGAAAGATCCCTCGTAAACCTCGTTTTTATGTATCAGTAGTAACCCCATAGACATCATGATACTCCTTAACTTTTTAAAAGTAAAGTAGTTTATTAATGTATTGTTTCGTAAACTTCTGTGTACTCTTCGAGAGCAGATTCTGTTGCGTGAACCACAACTAAACGTATTATGTCTGGTTCTATTTCCGACTTTAAACCAACACCCATCGCTGCCCAAACTAAAGCTATGATAAGTGCTTTGTCGTTCTTCTCTTCTTCTGACAATATAGTATAGATTTTTAAACAAAGGGACTCTGCTAACTGCATAGCATGTTCGAGTTCTTCGTTGTCCATAAGTGTTTATCATAATTGTTATGTTTTTCTTTGTATAGTTTCTAGAATGGATCTTGTTTCATATTCGGCAACTCTATGTCGACTTCCTCGTTAATAAATGCAGGTATAACCCAAGCATTTACACCTCTACCTCGTATGTTAAAAAATAAATGTTCTGCTCCCATATCCTTTAACTTTACAACCACTTGATTAGTTTTCATTTCCATAAATCTGTGTCGTTGTAGATAATCCATTAAATCACGTATTCTAAAGTGTGTTTTATTTTGATCAGTCCAAGGTTTACCAAGTAACATTTCATCACGAGTAGAAGCTTGTGCTATATCTGTACAGAACGATTCTAACAATTCGTTAAACTGCCCTTCAATAGATGCGTCTTCGCTTACGCTTATAATTTCTAAACCATTTTCTAATAATGATTGTACTAAACCTTGCCAAGTTTGTTCTTTCATTTTAGGTGGCATGATGTTTAATGTTTCCATACACACACGTTGAAAACGTATTTGGTTTTGTAGTTGTTCGGTTGTTAGTTCTAGTCGTTTATCATTTACCGACATAAACCACAGTGGTGGGTCAGTATTTAATTTAGCTAAACTAGAAAACAAAGGAGCATCGTGACCAGCACCTACACCAAACTTACACGTTCTACATTTCGTTGGGTTACAGTAGGATTTAATCGGTTCATCACTACACTTATAGTTATAATCTTTCTTTTTATGTTGTTGTATTAATGCAGATACTTCGTTAGCTGGTAGAGGTGGCATAAAGTATTTCCTGTTATAATCTTCTAACTTATCTTCCCAAGACTCAGGATGTGCTTTTTGTAAATACACCGCCACATTAAAGAGTCCATTATTACGAGTACCTTCGGGGAAACCTTGCTTTAGTAGTATTTTTAAACAAGGTGGACCAAACTCTAAATCATCTACGAGTGTTGCTATCTCTACTTTATATAAATCTTCTGCTGTTGCTAGTTGTCTTTCTATAGCGAAAGCTAAAAACTGTTCAACAGTTAATGCTTTACCTGCTTTTGAAAAACCATACCTAGTAGACTCTTCACCACCAAAATATGGCATGTTTAACCAAGAGCCTATATCACCTCTGTCCGCTAATACTTGTCGTTGTTTAGGGAATATTTCTAACCCACCAAAACCTAATCCTGCTGCTATCTCTCGTAGCTTGTCTTGCATTTCACCTGCTTCTACAGGTTCAGCTACAAACAACAGTATATGTGCTCCACCACTTTTACTTCTACAGACAACTAAAGGTAACTTCTGTTCCTCTATTTTGTTTACCAATTCAGCTATATCTAATGGATAAACATCTACATCTATACAACCCCAATGACACTCGTTGTCATCGTCGATAGGAATTACTCCTAAACCATATTCTCCCTGTAAATGCTTTTCCCAAAATTGCACAGTTGGTCCAGAAGTCTTAATTGTAACTGCTTTTCCTTGTTTCTTTCCATCATTTCTATCTTGTTTAATTTCAAAATGACCATGTGCTCTTTCAGATCCTTTAAATAGCTGAGAAAACTGCTCTGCTATTTTTTCCATATGTTGTTCTTCTTATAAAATGCTGGTTGTTAGTAAGGAGTAACCAGCAAACTCCTGCCCAAAATTTGGGCGGAGTGCGATTTATTGCACTACGTTTTTCCATTTAGAATGGTGCGTCTTCTTGACTTGCCTTAACAGAACCAGCATTTACATTTTGGCTAAACTGTTTGGCTGCAGAGTACACGAAACCATCCTCGGCTTTTAGTTGTTCACCTAAAGCTATGTCCCAACCATACCAAGATCCTTGATCGTTTTGTTCAACGACAGAAGTAAGTTGATATTTATGTGAGAATGTCGGTGGTGTAAACACATTACCATCTTTTGTTCTAATCTTTAAACCAGACATTATAGAATTCCATTTCTTAGATTTCTTAAGTTGACTTCCGCCAAAAGCGAGTATTGCTTGAGCGAAACCACCTTTATCGTCTAGCACTAACACATAATGGTTAGCTGTAGTAGATAGTAAGTTTCCATTCGGTAAATAATCCTGCCCTTTTTCACTCTTTACGACATCTTTCAATATCTCAGAGTTTTCGTGTACAGCAGCAAGACCTTTTCTTTCTGGCATCCATTCCAGATAGTTTCTTTTATACGCAACAGGTACTACTGTTACACCAGTCGCACCTTTGTAGAGTGTATTATCTACAGTATTAAAGATATCCCCTTGCTCACAGTCTTTGATGTATTTACCATCACGAGCGTTTACTTGAGGACTCATAGCTTGTGTTATACGCAGGAAAGGTATTGCTAAATCTTCGGAAGTTACGTTTTCAAGACCTGAGTTCGCATCTTTTAACATATCTGCCTCGGTAAAAGCAAGTTCATTCTTTTGTTGTTTTGCTATTGGTTCATTTTTATTTTCAGTTTTATCATTCATTATTTTAACCTTTTGTTATTTTAGTTTTTTGACCTACATATACATTAAAGGTCTCAAATGGGAGGTCAGTACCATTTTCAACCTGCTCTCGTGCAAACGCTTTCAGAGTCATTGGCTCTACCCAGCGTTTGTTAGAAGGCGAGTACCCTTGCGAAGTTAAACTTTGCAAGATGCCCTCAGCAGAATCATCTTCGCCACGACCAAACTGCAGAGACACAACATTTTTTATAATGTCTTCGTGTCCGTTAGCTTTAAGCCAAGCGAAAGCTTCATCTTCCTTCTCTTTCCCTATACGAGCAGAATAAAACTGCTGTACAGAAACCTTTACTCCATCTGCCAACTTTATCTCAGATAAATTGCACTCACGCATGGCGTCTGGTAGTTTTTGTTCAGATATATCTTTAAGTTCTTTCTTAAGATCTGCTAATTGTTCTTCAGCTACGGAAACTTCTTGAGTTAAACGTATCTGTTCTTGTGCCCAAAACGATACTTCTTTTAAAGATTCGTTTTTTAGTTCACCCTTTATTTCAGGACTCGAGTCCTCTTCCCACATTTTTTCTATGTCGCTCATGGTTTTCTCCTTTATTTAAAATCTACACTAACAGGGAAATATTTATACTCTCTATTATCCCATTTTAAAAACTTTACAACTCCAGAAGATTGTGCAGCATAGTGTGTTGCGATACCAATAGATATTGGATCACCTACTAATAACAAATAATCTTCTTCTCCGAAGTCTTCTAGACCTGCTCGTATTTTACTTACAGCAGATTCAGTGGAAAACATTAGATTGGTGTTTGGGGGTAGTAAGAATTCTAACTCGCCGTAGTTTGTAGCTGCAAGGAGATTCTTTCCTGATGCTTCTTGTATCGCATATACTTTTGCCATTCTTTTTTCTTTCCTCTAGTTTCTATTAAGAGTTAGATGATAAACTTAATTAACAGAAAAGTAAAGGATATTTGCTATTGGCTTCATGAGCAGTTATTTTTGTGAAATATTTTTTATAAAAGTTGTCAAACAGCCAATAAGCCAATAACATAGCAGTCAAACATGCAAGAGTAAAGAGATTTCAGACTATTAACTCTTCCCTATTAGGTGACTATTACCTACACATATTAAATAGTCCTTTACCTTATATGTAAAGTCAGTATATGATAGCAGTAAGAAAGGAGAAACCTATGAATATATTTTACGTCAATGAAAACCCTACTGACGCAGCGATTTGTCTACCTGATAAACTCGTTGTAAAAATGCCTCTAGAATCTGCTCAAATGTTATCTACTGCACATCGTGTACTCGACGGCGACGAGCGTGCCGATAGTTTAGGTTTATATAAAACTGCTATGAAAAACCATCCCTGTACGATATGGGTGCGTGAAACTAGCGACAACTATATGTGGCTTTACGAACATTTTTACGCACTATGTAGCGAATACACTACACGCTATGGTAGAGAGCATTTAAGTTTTACTAAACTAAACGACAATTTATCTAAGCTACCTTTAAACATAGCTATATCGCATAAAACAACTATGCCTCAAGCTATGCCTGACGAGTATAAGTGCCAAGACCCTATAAAAGCATATCGTGATTATATGGTAAACGAGAAACATTACGCTAAATGGAATAAAATACCTGAGCGACAACCTATGTGGTGGTCTTAGTATGAAACAAGCATTCGTTTTTAAAACTGAACCATACGAACATCAATTAACTGCGTTAGAAAAAAGTTGTGATACAGAAAACTACGCATACTTTATGGAAATGGGAACAGGTAAATCTAAAGTTTTAGTTGATAATGTTACACATCTATATGCTAAAGGTAAAATAAATGCTGTATTAATTGTAGCACCTAAAGGAGTCTATCGTAATTGGGCAAAACGAGAAATACCAATACATTTACCAGACTTTATAGAAAGACAGATATATCTGTGGACTCCTGGGGAGTCAGCTAAACTATTAAAAGAAAAAGAAGATTTAATAAAACCTTCTTCCGAGATAAAGTTTTTAGTTATGAACGTAGAAGCATTGAGTACACCTAAAGGTGTAAAATATGCATGGAAGTTTATAGCCAACCATGACACACTTATGGCAGTTGATGAGAGTACAACTATAAAAAACCCAACAGCAAAACGTACAAAAAATATAGTTAAGATAGGAAAGTATTGTTATTATCGTAGAATTCTTACTGGTTCACCTATAACTAGATCACCTTTAGATATCTACACACAATGCCAATTCTTAGACCCAGCATTACTGGGTTTTAGTTCTTATTATTCGTTTAGAAATCGTTATGCATTGCTCGTAGACAGGAGTGCAGGTGGTCGTTCCTTCAAACAAGTAGTCGGTTTTCAAAACTTAGACGAACTAAATGGATTAATGCAACCTTTTAGCTATCGTGTTCTAAAAGAAGATTGTTTAGATTTACCAGATAAAGTCTACACTCGACGAGAGATAGAAATGTCTCCTGAGCAAAAAAAGATATATAAAGAGATACAGAAATATGCTATATCAGAACTGTCCGTAGGTACAGTTTCTGCTTCTTCAGTAATTACACAGATTATACGTTTGCATCAGATTGCCTGTGGTTTTGTATCTACTGACGACAGTGTAGTTACAGATATTAAAAATAATCGCACTGAAGAATTAATGCAGATACTAGAAGAAACAGAAGGGAAAGCGATTATCTGGGCAAATTATCGACATGATATAAACAGAATTTATAGTATGATCGTAAAAGAGTATGGTGAAGAAAGCGTAGGAACATATTACGGAGATACTTCGGATGCTGATCGAGAAGATTTAATTACAAAGTTCCAAGATAAAGATAGTCCTCTACGTTTTTTCGTAGGTAACACACAGACTGGTGGTTATGGTATTACGCTAACTGCTGCAAGCACTGTTGTTTATTTTTCTAACAGTTACGATTTAGAAAAGCGTTTACAATCAGAAGATCGTGCTCATCGTATCGGTCAGACGAATAAAGTTACATATATTGATATAGTTTGTAAAGATACAGTAGATGAGAAAATTGTAAAAGCGTTAAGAAGTAAACTTAATCTAGCACAAACAGTTATGGGTGAAGACAACTGGAAAGACTGGTTATAGTCATACACACAAAGACTTTACACTTAGCTATAGCTTAACAACTACACAAAAACCAACGCACACACGCGAGTTTTTATCCTTTTAGTCCTTTTATCTTAGCTTCTAAGGTGCTTATTTTATTTTGTAGTTTTGTAAGATTTTTTACAGACATTAAACTTCCTTCTTGATTTAATTCACTTTGTAAATCTACAAGATCCCTGTTTAATGAACTAAGTAGATTGTCTACTTCGTTTACTTGTGTACCTTCTATACCCACTTTTCTAAGGCTAACTAAGTACTCGTCATTACTTATGGGAACAGAACTAAAAGTAACTTTTTCACCATTAAGTGTGCCTTCTAAACGAACAGGAACATCAAAACGTTGATTAGACAAGAAGTTATCGCCTGTTACACCAGCGTCTTGTAGATCTCTTACTATACTGTCTATGGTTTCTGCTCCACTTACATTATTAGTACCTTTGACAGTAGCAGAAATTCTATTAGTACCACTAAATGTGTCAGAAACTTGTCCTGGCAAACGGCGACTACTGAGTATTGGTGAAAGTGTTTTAAGAGAAGCTTGTTGCATTGTTCTATTTTCTTGTACTTCACGTGCTATACGATTTCTGTTTTCAAAAGTTGTCCTAGATTTAGCTATCTCAGGACTTAACTCATTTCCTCTAGCAACGTCATCAGCATAATCTGCTAACCTGTCTTCGTTAGAAGCTATAAATTCATCTAACTCAGAATCACTCATGTTTTCTATGTTTTCTGTTTGTTTTTGTTTTAAGGTTTGTGTTTGTGTCTCCATTCTACTTCCTCCGCCAGTCATGTTACCTGATCCTTTGGAAAAGTAAAGGGGTACATCGACACCTTCAGGAGTTACCATAGAACTACGCTCGATAGAAGGAACATTTTCTCTCATGAACTGTCCTATTCCAGAAACAGCTTCGTTACCTAAATCTGTAAAAGTTTTTCTGTTTGCAGCTGCAGCAACTGCTGGTGGTAAACCTGCCAGAGCAGCAGTAACTCCGCCAGCAACAGTTTCTCCTTTATCTACCATAGCTTTGGCATCGCCCATGAGCATACCTGATTCTAATAAACCAGAACTTAATGCCATTCTAGGAGCAACTGAACCACCACCTGATAAAATCATTAATGCTTTATCTGCCATACCCAAGTCTGCCATATCTAACATGCTTTCACGCATAGGTCTAGATAAAGGTACGTTTATATTGCCTTCTTCGTCTCTAGGTAGTTCTGATCCATATTCTCGTTGTAAAAACTCTAAGTATTTATCTTCTTCGCTTTCACCTAATAATCCTTCACCAAGACGTTCACCTGTTTCACCTAACGCTTGTTGTAGTCTAAACCTAGCTTCGTCTCTCCACGATCTACGACCTCCTGGTGGTTTTAATTCTTGTGCCATATTAACAATTCCAGTCTCTACGTGCCCAGTAGTTTGCACTACATCTATCTGTTGTTCCACTTATACCACCACTACGAGCACAGTAGCTTTTCTTTCTACTCTTGTCTCCAGGATGTTTACCTAATTTTTTGTCACCGAAAGTTATACGTTTCACTCTACCACCATCACTGCTACAGCCTTTGACAAAAACTTCTTTTCGTTTCTTACCATAGCCACCAGCACCTTTCGGTATCGGTCTTGGTTTATTGAGTGTTACTTTTTTACCTTGCCATTCTGCCATTATTTACCTACCTTTGACATAGCTTTTTTATGAGAAGCTGTGAAAGAAGCACCTTTTTTCATTTCACTTTTCATAAAATTCATATGCTGTTTAGTGTGATGTTTTTCGTGTTTGTTTAAAAGTTCTTTTTGTTTTTTAGTTAATTCCATTATCTTTCTCGTGTGTTTAACATAGGGTCTCTAGCTGCAAAAGTTGTAGGAATCTGTGTATCAAACACAGGCATACTGTTTTGCGGTACAAGGGTTTCTAATCCTTGAGGATTAACCATAGGTAAGTTTAGTGTTTGTACTTCAGGTGTAGAAACAAATTGTTCTTCTATTTGAAATGGTGTTACATATGGATTTGTCAAACTCAGTGTGTTTACTTGATCTAATATAGGATCAGGTACAGACTTGTATGTTACTGGTGTATCAACTACTGGATCAGGTTCTGTCACAACTGGGGGTGGATCCATAGGTATGACACCACCAGAAATTAAACTGTTTCCTGTGTCAACAGGTTGATTTTCTGCAGCTTCTTCATCTGCCATACCTATTGCTCTTTCATCTTCAGAACTCATGCCAAGTGTCGATGTTCCAACAACCTCAGGAGGTGTCATTATCCAGATACCTAAATCTGAGTTAAATTCAAAAAGTCCTGAAGCTATAGCTTCTTGTTCGTTTGCGTAGCCAAATGGTTCCCACCAATTTGTAAAACCTCCACCTGGTGGTGGACCTGTAACATTATCATCGTCATCTGGTGGTGGATCTGTAACATTATCATCGTCATCTGGTGGTGGATCTGTAACATTATCATCGTCATCTGGTGGTGCGATTACACCAGCATTTACCAATAATTGATTAAAAGCGTTTGCCTGTTGGTTGGCTAAATTTTGAGCAGGAGTACTTACTTGACTTGCTCTTGTTCTTTGTTCTGCAGCTTGAGCTTGTATATCTGTAGGAGGAGAATATGTATTAACAAGAGTTTCTATACCTGTGTTATACTTAGGAGGAGGAGGTGTATATGCAGGCATTTGTTGAAGATCTTCATAATCACCATACTGTTGGTTATTAAAACCCATTGTTCCAAAATTAATTCGTGACATTACTTTTCCTCATCTTCATAATTATTATAATCTTCATCATTTAAACCTAAAAGTCCATTTTGTAGTTCTAATGTCATTTTTTCTAATTGATCAGGATCTACAGTAGAGTCTTCTGCTGCAATCTGTGCTATTATGTCAGCACCTAGTTGACCAGCAGCATAACCTGTTGCTCTGACACTAGGGTTTTCTATCATAGTCGTTAAATAACGTATGCCTGTAGGACTTGCTAACACCTTACCTAATACATTTAATTTCACTAATGTAGACACGTTTTGTAAAGGGTTAAGTGCTACTTGAGCAGCAACTAAACCACCTGAGAACGAACCACTGCCTGTTGTTATAAATGCAGCTTTTTCTGCAAATCTTTCTAATGCTTGTGTAGTTTCAGCACCGAATGCTGCATTTAATCTTGCAGGTTCAGCACGCACAGCTTTCAACAGTCTCTCACCATTCAGGACTACACCAACAGGATCTATTTTAGTTGTATCGTACACGTTATCTATAAGATTTACCATATACTTTTGCCTAAACTGTTCAACGACTTCAGGTGCTTCTCTACTGTAGTAGTTTATAAAACCAGCTACATCATCTGAACTAGCTTTAGTGGTGAGCCATGGTATAACTTCTTCAGGTGAAAAATTACCTATCTGTTTATTAAAATTAGCATCTAAAAATTTAAACTGTTCGTCAACAGTTTTAGTGTATTCTTTAACAACATTTGTAAACTCACCCATATTACCAGAATCTAGTGCTTGTTGTAGTGAAGTCTTTATTCTTACAGCTTCTTCTTTAGGTATAATTTTTTGAGCATTGTTTAACTGTTCGAGTGATCTTAATAATGTAGGTGCTCCATCTTTGTATAAAGCAGGATAACTGGTGCCTAACGCTTTTATTTGTTTTAAAACTGAAGAAGCAGAAAAATTACCTTCAACATCTGTTGCATTAGCAACCATAGAATCGAAATGTCCACTTTGTAACATTTTTCTTGCTGCATCTGGGTTGTCAGTAGCGTTTAAAAATTGATTTATTTTTACAGGTGAGTTTCTAGAGATAACTGTAGATATCAATAAATCAGGATCTACACCTTCTTTATTCGTAAGTCTTTTAATTAATCTGTTGTCAAAAACAGCTATCCCTTTACCATATGCACTTGTAGCTTCTTTTAGTTTTGCCAGTCCTGCTTTTGCTCTTTCAGATTCTTGTGTTGTTAACTTTCGTTCAGCTGAAACTAAATTACCATTTGCATCTATGTAACGAACACCTTTTACACCATTACTAACAGCTAACTCAAAACCTTCATTTGCTGCAGCTTTTAACATGTTAAATTGTTTTTGACCAAAACCAGAAAGCATTTCGTCGGAGAAACCTGCATCACCAAACATAGTTCTAAGAGCAGACATGTGTGTAGCACTTATGTTAGCAGGCATGTTAACTATGTCTTGTAAAAGTTGTAAAGTTATTTGACTAACACCACCTACATACTGACCATCAGCAGTTTTAGGTATATCGTTTAATATGTCTTGTGCGTCTCGTTTTAATGCACTAGTAGGAACTACTGCTTTATTGCCTAACAGTTGGTCAGCTTCGTTATACAAAGCAGTCGTTGCATCTTGAAACTCACCATACGCTTTATTTACGTTGCCTGAAAGTTCGCTACCTATGTTTTGTGGTACTTCGCCTGTGCCTACTCTACCAGCTAACGCGTCTTGTTCTGTTTTAACAGCACTTTTTAACGCTTCTAACGAAGTGTCTACAGCAGTTTCTAAAACTGATTTAGATTTTTCTCTTTGAAACTGTATTAATGCACCTAATTGTTCTTCACCTAACTTCGGAAAAACTTTACCCATAAATGGGTCGAATGGTTCAGCACCAACTTCTGTTAAAAATCCATCTATTCTGTCTTGTAGATATTTAACATTAACGACATTCTTTTGTTGATTGTATCCGAATATGTTTTCTACTAATCCTGAAAATCTACCTAATATTGGTCTGCCTGATGCTTTTGCTACATCGGGGATAGCACCTTCGTCTACTAATTCTTTAACTAATGTGAATGTTTCTCTGGCTCCTGGACCAGAAGCTGCATCTACACGAGGAGCATACGTATATGTTTTAAAATTAAATAAACCACGCTCACCTGTAGGAATACGTTTTTCAGCAGGAGAAAAAAGCATTTTACCACCACCGACTAACGCTCTACCACCTAGTTCTGCTGTAGCACCAAGTGCTGCTTCAGTAGCAACGTCTTTTCCTATTTCGCCTAAAGTTTGTTGTTGTAATCCAGCAAGAGTTTCTACTCCCTCTTCTGCACCTTTTGCTGTACCTGCAGCTGTGCCACTAGCCAAAACTGCTGGACCCAAACCTAAGTTTCGAGTAGCAATACTTGCTAGTATCGTTGCTGTTATTTCTGGTGCACTACCAGCAAAATCAGCTATATCACCACGTTCAAAAGTTCCAGGATTATCAATAGTAAGAGGCATATCTCCAGGAGTTCCTCCTAGTTGTTCACGGAACTCTGGCATAATCGCATAGCGACCATATTTATCTTGAGTCCAACCAACACCTTGTGGTCCAACGTTCTTAGTAAGAAAATCTTCTTTTTCACCAGCAGTGTCCATAAAACTTAGACCTCTGCGTAATTTATTATTTGGTAACCCAGAATAATCGAAATCCTTTTCCCGCATACCAGCGAATATTTCTTGAGCAAGATCTTGTGCTTGTGAACCTGCTACTGGCATATCATACATTGGCATACCTGTAGGATCTGTTGGAAAATCGCCTCCTGTCATAAAGTCTCTTCTAGCAGAACTAAAAGCAGTTTCAAACTCTTCGTCAGGTACATTGAACTGGTTACTTAAACGCAGTTGCATGTTTATTAACTCGTTTTCGTTTAAACTAGCTAGAAATGATTGCTGGTTTGCAGCATCTAAACCTATGTATGCGTTGTAGATATCATCTGTAATCAGAGGTTTAATCTTTAATGCTTCTGATACAGGATCTATCGCCATCGTTAGCCACCTTGATTAGTCATGTTTAGTATGTTTTGACGTAACTGGTTAAGTCTTTCTTCTGAGTTATCCTGACCTCTTGTATCTTCTTCAGTCATGCCAGGAGGCAGTTGGTAGTTTTCTAATTTAAAATTTATACCATCTAAGTTTCTATCAATAATGCTCATTATTTCTTTATGTCTAAGTTTTTTCTCAGTAAGATTAGCGAAATCACGACCTTTTATAAAATCTCTTACTAGCTTTCTATCTTGATCACTAAATCTAGCTTCTTTCAGTATTTCTTCTATTAAGTCGACTTCTGCTACACTACTAAAAACTTGTGTAACTGTAGCTTCTATAGGTATGTCGAATCCAGGAATAAGATCAGCAGCAATTCTTGCAGCATTTGTGTCAAACACGAAACCTGCAACACCAGTTACATTTTCAGGAACTGCTTCTAGTATAGCACCCATCTTAGAGACTTTATCTTTTACGTTGTTTAATGCACCTAACCTGTTGACATCTTCTGTAGATGCATAAGGTAGTTGAGTTTTAGCTACATTTAATATACGGACTACTTCTGGGTTATCTAACGGGATACCAAGATCTTCTGCATAAGCTTCAACACTGAACTTAGCTAAAGGAAGACGTTGTTTTAAAATATCTCCTGCTGGTGTTTTCTCATTAATTTTTCGTGTAGTTTGTGAGTGAAGTAACGAATAGTTTCTAAGTTGTTTTATTTTTTCAGGTAAACTTAGTGCTTTTAATCTGTCTCTAAAATCTACAGTTTCCATGATATTTAAATCATTTTGTTGCTGTGCTTCAGTTGTGTTACCAACTGTCGGTGTCCAACTGCCTGCATCTTTAGGTTCTAAAGAACTAAAATTACCAGATGCTTTAAACGCATCTACGCTTTCTGGTGTGTATGTTTCTAACAGTTCAAACATTTTATCTATTGTCATACCACTGCCACTCTTAGCATTTGGTTTTCTTATCAGCACACTAGCGTCTTCTCTACCACCATCTTCATAAGTTTTCACAGAAGCAGGAGTAAATTCTTTTAAGAAATCAAGTGTAGTTGTACCTTTTTCTCCTTTGCCAGGAAGTCGAACTAAGTCAGCGTAATTGTTAGATTTTTGGTATTTAGATACAGATTCTACAGTAAAATCTTTTAATAAATCACCTACGTCTTTTTGAGAAGTTATTAGTTGTAGATCGCTGAGTTTACCAGATTTTTCGTATTTAGCTAAAGATCCAGGTGTTACTTTACCAACTAACCCTACGAGACTTGTTGCTGTTGGTGAACCAGAAGCGAATAGATCTAGTGCTTTTTTCTTTATATCTAGTTCTAGTTTATCTTTGTTCGCTTTATTTTGAGCCCTTTGGTTAAACATAGTCTGAGCAGTTTTGCCTCTAGCTTTTAATATCGCTTGCCTCCAGTCTCCAGGCTCGTTCATCAAGAACGTACCGAACACAGACGCAGGAAGTGCCCAGTTAGGTATAGATTCTGTATTGTCACCATCCGTATACACATCTCTTACAAACTGTTCAACAGCAGGTAAACCACCTGCTTGTATTAAATCTGATATACTCTTATAACCTTCTTCAACTTCAGGTGGCGTTGCTCCTGCTTCATCTAATGCAACTGCCGTTATAGCACGTATACCATCTTCTTCATTACCAGCTTGTGCGTTAAGTAGAACTTGACCAACTTCATCATTAACCAGTTCTCTTACTTGAGGATCTAAATTGTTAGATTCGTTTAAAAATTGTTGAGGGTCGAAACTAAGATCGTTTGAGCCACCTCCTGCGATTACATTAGATAAATCTAAATTTAAATCTGGTAACGCACCTGCTTCAGAATATTGCGTAGGGTTAAATTGTGGTGTAAGCATATCAGTTATACCACCTGTTCCGTCAGATCGAACACCTTGTTGTTCCATTCTTAATGCTTGTTCTAATATTCTAGGATCTATTGCCATTACGTTTGTGCTCCATAGGTTTGACCGACAGCGTTCATAAAGCCACCAAGTCCTGAACTTAGATAATCTACATTAGGTGTTTGAGTCATATTGTAACCAGTAGCACCAGCAAGAGGCGAGATACCTTGAGCAATACCTGAGTACTGTCCTAACAAGTTTTGTGGTAAGTTATACTGACCAACAAAATTTTGGTAAGCTAAGTCGTTGATTGCTTGATTCATACCACGATTCGCTCCACCTACTGAACCTAATAGACTTATATCTTGTCTTTGTAAGTTTCCTAAGTTGTTTCCGATAGCACCCATCTGATTACCAGTTGCTTGTTGTAGTGCACCAGATTGTACACCTGTTTGACCTAACGTAGAGCCATAACGATTCAAAGCAGCACCACCCATTTGACCTAAATTTCCTAAAGTGTTTCCTAAGTTTTGATAAGCAGCACCTGTTGCTGCACCTAAGTTACCTACACCAGATGCAATATTTTGACCAAGTCCAACACGTTGTCCTGTTAATCCTTGTATAGCAGAGCCAAGTCCACTTTGAGCACCACCACGCAACTGACCTAAATTAGCCATAGTTGTACCTAAGTTACCTAAAGTTGTTCCTGCTGCTTGTCCATAATTAGCGAATTGATTAGCTAAATTTTGACCAGCAGTTGCTTGTTGTCCTGCTAAACTACCTAAACCACCAGCAATATTACCGAGTTGACCAGCAGCACCTGCCTGTCTTCTTTGTTGATTTTCAAAAGCAGTTGATGCTTGACCTAACGATTCACCAAAACCTGCTCTTCTAAGTTGAGAAACAGCATCTATTTCCGCACCTCTTTGTGCTTCAGCCAGTTCACCAGCTTGTAGTCTAGATCTTGAACCACCAAATGCACCACTAGCTATCTCTCTTGCTCTTCTGCCTTGATCCGCTATTGAACCTTGCTCTCGAACATCACGTAGAGTTTGTTGAACTACTTGATCTTCATAAGGGTTCATAAATCTAGAGGCAGAAGCAGGATCGAACTCACGAGTAGCACCTAGTGATGTTCTAGCAGCATCTTGTAGTGTACCTCTAGCTGTTAAATCTGTACCACCTAACTGGCTTCCTAATAATCCGTAAGCACCTCTTGCTGTAGAAGTAGCATCTCCTAAACCAGCTAAACTTCTTTCAGCACCCATACCAGCAAGTCTTCCGCCTTGGTCAGCACCTCTAATTACAGATCCTGCTGCATCTCCATATAAGTTTTGTGCTTGGTTGAAACCATAATCTTGTGTATCTTGTAATCCTCTAAGTCTTGTTCCTGCTTCGCCATAACCAGCAATTTGAGAACCAAGTCCTTGTCTATTTAATGCGTCTGCTTCTGCTAAACCAGCTAATGTCATGTCTTTACCTAGACCAGCTTGTGTTTGTTGTGCGGTTAGACCAGCTAAACCTGTTGCAAGACCTGCTTCATTTAATGCACTTTGTCTGTTTAAATAAGGTAAATAACTTCCTATAGCTTGGTCTGCCAGTTCAAAACCAGCAAGTTCTCTTGGGTCAAACCCAGCAATACGTTCTCCACCATAAGTGAAAGGTGTTGCTCCAGGTTGCCCCATTGTAGCAAACTGTTGATTTAACGATTGATTTAATAAAGGGAATAAACCAGCTACTCCTGAACCTTCGCCTCCCCCAGCTAAAAAATCTTGTATGTATTGTGGTGGTAAAGTATAACTTGTACTTGTTTGTCCCTCAGCCATTAGGCTCTCCTCTCAAAATTATTCATCATTTCATACATTTTTTCTGCACCTTGTTTAATACTGCCGTTACCTGCACCACGAACAGCATCTGCAGTCATTACGAATTCGTTATTAGAAAGTTTTGCGTTAACCATGTCATCTTTTTCTCCGCCTGGACCTTGTACATATCCGCCACCCATAAACATACCTCTATCAGAACCTATAAAACCACCATTTGCTGCTGCATAAGCTGGTTGTTCAAATGTTGGGAAAGGTGTAGTTAAACTAGCTAATCCAGGTGTTTCAGGCAATGGACGTCTAGCAAGAGTTCCTGCTAGTAGATCTAACATTTCGTTACCTTTTGTTGTTTGAGCTATCGCAGAATCGTAAGGCGAGCCATTTTGAGGTAGCATAGCTGTATTACCTGCTCGATTGTCTGTTATGGTTGTGTTTGTAGGAGCGTTTACACCTTGTTGAAATGAACGAGCATTTATGTTGTTTCCCATAGGTTGCATACCAGCTATACCAACATTACTTCCTTGAATATTTTGCATAGGTATCGCTCCACCAGAAGTTAAACCTCTGCCCATGTAAGCTGCAGCACCTGCTCCCATTGGTCCACCCATACCACCTTGTTCTTGTGCTATTCCTGTTGCGACATCAAATCCTGTTTGCACAGCCCATTGTTCTAATGGATTTAAACTAGCATACGCAGAACCACCAGCAGATAATACTCCTGGACCGAAAGCATTAGTTCCTAGTGTTCTTAGTACTGTTGGATCTGTTATACCTATCTGTTGTGCAGCAGTTACTGCGTCCATACCACCTTGCATTAATGCTGATACGTCTGCTGCTTGAGCACTGGTTAGTCCTGCATCAACTAATGTTCCTGTACCACCAAACCCCATGCTTCGACTAAAACCACCACCGATGTCTTGGAAAAATCCACCGACACCAGATGTTTCACCAACACCCATAGGAGTCCAATTAGTGCCACTAAAAAACGCACCTACACCATCCCATGCTGCAGCAAACGGATTACTCCATCCACCAGCAGAACTTGCAGCAGTTTTTGCAGCACTTGCTGCATTGCCAACACCTGCCCCTTGTAACACGTTAGCACCACCATAAGCGATAGCCATGTTTCTTAGTATGTCTTCTTTAGGCATAGCAGAAGTTTTAGTTCCTATTCCTGCACCTATAGAAGCACCTACTGGACCACCAATCATGCCACCTACTATAGCACCTATAACTGGACCAGCTTTTTTAACTGTTTTTCTTACACTTTTCCAAGATTTACTTAACCAACCAAACTCAGGTAATCCTGTTTCAGGGTTGATAGACATGACACCAGAACCAACAACATATTGATCCATAGGTACGTCTTCATAATCGAAAGCGTTTTGTAAATCTTTTCGTAAATTAGGATTCTTGTCTAGAATCTCTTGAGGAATAATCGTTTCGCCAGCTGTTAAATGCGACAGCATTGTGTCGCCATTACGACCTTGAGCAGCGAGATATTCAGCAGCACCTGCAATCCCTTGTCTTGGGGCAGTGTTCTGCATTATTTTTTCTTAGATTTTTTGTTCTTTTTGTCTTCTGCGTATTGACCTTTAGACCAGTCTTTTCCTGCTCTAATCGTTTCTCTTCTACTTCTCATTCCAGGCATATTATTCTCCACTTATATGTTAGTTATTTTGAGCAGGCTATTTGCTGTACCTGAAAAGCTGCAGTAATATACTGTACTCTTATCATACTTAAAAACTCCAGAATAATAAATAAAAAACATTGAAATAAAAAACTCCTTTACTTTCTTGTACAATAAAGTATGATAAGTGTATTAAGAAACAAGAAAGGAAAATATTATGAGAGATAAACAAAGATCTAAAGTGTATGCTTGGGAAAACGCAGCAAGTTGGAGTGGTAAGAGTAAAAACGAACTAGACGACACTCAAGTTTTACATATAATCAAACAATTAGATACTAAATTAAAACGTAAGCCAACCACTGTTAGGTTCAGCAACAGGAGACATCAAAATGCAACAGCTCAAGCTTGGGGCAACATTATTACTCTGCCTAGATCTTGGGCAAGATGCTGGTCTGTTGTACTTCACGAGTATGCTCATCTGTTAGCAGATGAGTGTAAACATGGACCAGTTTTTGTAACAACTTTCTGTGCTTTACTTAAAAACTTTCACCCAGATAAACCTACATATAAAGAACTAAGTGCATCGTTGCGAGAGCGTAACATAGACTTTAAATCTTTACAAGACAGCAAGTACGAGAAAAAATGTAAGCGTATAAAAATTACACTAACTAATGCTAAAAAACCTAAAGACTACGATTTTTTAGAAAACACTTCAGTGCGTGTACCCATGGGCAGATCTAGTACATATTACACAAAAGGCAAGACTACTAGAGTCGAATGGATTTTACGTGAGATACAAGATGTGGTACAAGATGTAAAAGGACACACTGAGTTAGGTCGTTTTAGTTCTGTAAAAGCTAAGTATCTAATAGAAAATGTACAAGACTTAACAGTTGGGGATATAAAGTACCTGATTAAAACAGGTAGACTTATAGCAAAAGACTCCTGTTAGAGGGGTAGTTTACCCTTAGTCAGTATAAAAAAAGTCCGTGGAAGCGATTTATGGACTCCGTTTTTTATCCCCAGACCTTAACTTTAGTACCACCCCAATATTCTACGGCATGCCCTTCATCTATAAGCATAGCACAGATATCTTCTCCGTCTATCGTGTGAGGTATGCCAAGAATCCTGCCATACTTACCCTTCCCTAAAGACTTGACTTGAAGTTTTTTACCACATAGTTCTATTAATCTTTCTTTTGCTTTTAATCCTAGTGCTTTTTCTGCTAAGTTTCTAGTTCTAGATTCTGGAGTATCTATACCAGCTAAACGAACACGTTGTTTAGACAGTATTACATCAAAACCTAAATCAATATTAACATCTATCGTATCTCCGTCTATGACTCTGTCTAATGTGCAATTGTAATAAAATGGTTCCATAGTTATAAAGTAATTGTTATATTTCCGTTGGTTTTTACTGATACTGCACCAACTTCAGCAGTAGCTTGATAGCCTTGTGGATTAGATGGTGTGCCTAAATCTACCCAATATTCCCCAGTGTATACTTGTAAGACACCTACTGAAGTATTCCATATAAGTGTGCCTGGATTAAAAAATAATGTATCTCTTTCTGTTGTGTTTATTTGTCGAGTGTTGTCAGGATCGAACTCTCCTAGATTTATTTCAAGAACACGGACTAATCTGTTGTAAATATCTGAAGTTATCTCTGAACCTGCTGCTAACGGAAGACGAGAAGTCAGAAGTTTGCTCATCTTCTGCCATCACCTCTTATTTCTAAACGTGTAGCACCTAATCGCCAGCCTACATCGTTATTAGCATTTGTATCATCGTCGTCAGACTCAAAACGTATAACTGCTTGTCTTGCTCTTGCTCGCATATCCTTTTTCTGTGTTGTGCTACTAAGTGCATCCGTGCTTTTAGTTGATAACGAATCGCCTGGATAATCTCTTGTTTTTAAAACAAAATTAACTTGACCTGTTTCGCTGTTGTTTAAAAAACGTACATCGGGGATTAGTTTACTTATAAATGCAAACTCTTCGCCGTCTCCTATGTCTATGTCTGCACTTTCTATGTAAACATTTGTCATAGGACTACCATCATCGTTGTACCCAAACTCATGTTGGTATAAATAATTATTTGCTGTTGCTCTTGGGTAGTTAACAATTCCTTGGTCTAACCATGCTGTTCTGCTTAAATTTCCATATGTCCAAACATTATCAGCATAGTCATAACACACATAACGATCTATTTCTGTGCTGCTAGAAGAGCAATAAAACCAACCTACTTCATCAAATTGTGCATTACTGAATGCAAAGACTTTATATATTTGTCCTAAATTAATGTCATCAAACACGTAACTATGTACAGAGCAAGGAAGTTTTTGAACACTGCCATTATACAGATAAAAATTATCAGAACTCATCCAAAACACTCCAGGTGCAACATTGATTGAGGCATTTGGGGAAGCTAATCCTGAGCCACTGTTTAATAAATTTAACCCAAATGTGTAAGGTGGTCCAATAAACTGCATGCTGTACAAAGACGTATCAGTCCAGATCAATATTTCTTGTCTTGCTTTTATACTACCAACAATAAGACTACCTTCTGATAGACGTAAACTTCCTGCTGTATTAGTTGTTAAAGGTTCAAAATCTAAAGCATTTTCTTGGTCGCTGAAAGCTATTAACATGGGATCTACTGACCCACTTCTACTGCTTCCTGATATAGGATCAGCACCTAATACTATTAGATGTCTATCTTTTTCAGAAACGATTACTTGTAGTCCTTTTGTCGGAACTAAGTTAGCACCAGATATGTCAGACAAAACAACTGCTCGATTACTTGTACCACTACTCTCATCCCAATAATAGATACCTCCTGCTCTTGGATTCATAACTAAGTCTTCACCAAAATGATCATGACTCCACAATCTAAGTTGATTTGTTTCAGATAATGCTGAGGTTGATCCCCACGTAGATGCTCCCCATGTACCTGCACCCCAACCTGTGCTAGCCACGTATACATCTAAACCCACGTTTATTTGGTATGCTCCATCGACACCTGAGCCACCATTACCACTATCGCTTGCGTTAGCAGTTACAGTTACTCCTGAAGTGTTTACAGCTGTGAATGTGTATGTGTTAACAGAAGGTACTTGTGTTATTTCATACTCTTGGTTTAAAACTGCTGCTGTTACATTTCCTCCTAAACTAACTGCTCCTGATATAGTTACAAAATCACCTACCACTGCTCCATGGTTTGAATCAGTAGCTGTAATTGTTGATGAACCATCCGTTGCAGCAAAAGTAATACCATTCGTTGTAGTTGCTCGGATAGGTGTTATATCTGTATATGTAGTACCACCTTCTTCTAGATAATACTTACTTGTTGTACCAAGACCTAAATATTTTGTTCCTTGTAATTCTACCCAAGCATGTAATGCACGACAAGTTCCTTTAAAGGTAGTCTCATTATCTTTACGCCAGCCACCTATTTTCTGTGGTCTTCCTCTGTTAAACCTAACAAGATTACTGTCGAACCAGCCTCCTTCGCTATCATAAGAAGTTCCTTCTCTATCTATTCCAGGTTTTAGTACAAACTTAGCTAATGGCATTACACATTCTCCCATTCTTTAGCCTGAAAAAGTAATGCTTCTGCTTCCCTTCTTCTAACTAACCCATCAAGAACCTTACCACCAGCTTTATTCCATCGTTTTATTTGTGCAGGAACTTCGTCATACTTACCTTCATTAAGGACTCGTAACAAAGTAGATTCTTGTAGATTTGTTGGACCGAGGTTGTACACCCATGAGCATAACGAGTCAAACTCGCATTGACTTAGAGAAACTTTAACTAAATTTTCTATATATCCTTCGTATTCTAACATTTCTTCTTGTAGTAAATGTTCAGCTTCGTCTTTGTTTATTTTGTCACCTTCTTTGACTTCTTTAGTGTGACCATAACCTATTGTCCACACACCTACACTGTCTTGATAAGCGTCTAACTCACAACCCTCAAATTTTTTAATTAATGCTATACCTTCTTGTGAGATTTTCATGATTAATCTTGTTTTTGCGAAGCACCAAAATAAAAACTGATAATAGCAGAAGCTAGTCCACCTAAATAACCAAGCACTAAATTAATTAAAGCTTCACTGTTCTGTTCTGGTGGTTGGATAGTTACCAAAAAGATATACCCCATAAATCCACCTACTACAAAAATGCCTATGATTCGTGCAGTCCAGTCTTTACCAAATTTTCCTCTTGCATCTTGTATATCTGCTGTTTCTAGTGCAAACAAATCAACATCAAGTTCTTTCATCTTGATTTCAAAATCAGTCTCAACTTTTTTTAACTCAGCTAACTGTTCAGGTGTTGCCTGTTCAATAGCTTTTTGTATTTTCTTAGGTTCAGGATCACAACCTAATACCTCGGATATCATATTAGCTGCCATCCCACCCATTGGTCCACCTAAAGCAGTTCCAAGTGTAGGTGCTACAGCACCAATTACATTTTTAATTAAATCAAATTTCATAGCGTATATATCTCCAATGACTTACTTTTACCTTTTACTTCTATAGGGTTTAATAAGTTTAGCTTAATTTTACAGTTTTGTTTAGTGCTTTCACCTATAATTAAATCTACACCGACTTGTTTAGTTGCACTCTCAAAACGTGCTGCTGTATTAACAGCGTCACCTATAGCTGTGTAATCAAACCTAGAAGCACTTCCCATGTTACCTATAACTGCGTAACCACTGTTTACACCAACTCCAATCTCTACACCTATATCTGCTTCTTTAATATTTTTCTGTATCTCTATTGCTGTAAGAACAGCCTTATGCTCATGTTCTTCTAAGTCGAGGGGTGCATTAAAAATAGCCATCATTGCGTCACCAATGTACTTGTCGACCATACCACCATATTTTTGAACAGCTTCTTGTTGTATTGTAAGAGCCTTATTCATAATTTTAGTTACTTCTTCTGGTTCTAATTTTTCAGACATAGCTGTAAAACCACGCACATCTGTGAATAAAAACGTACAGTATCTTTTTTCACCACCTAGCTGTAATAAATCAGGATTTTTCTGTAATTCTTTAATTTGTCTTGGATCAAGATAGTGTTCAAACTGTTTCTTTATCTGTTGTCTTAGTTTGTATTGCTCTCTAAAACGCAAGTAAAAAGCTACAGTTGTTGTTACAAACTGGCTTATCAACGACCATGTAACATCTACTAAAATATTTTGTTGTATTGTCCAGTAGCCATAAAAAACTGTGCTGCCCATAATCAAAACTGCTGCGAAAACACCTGTAGTTGTACCTAAATATGTGATTAGTGACCAAACTAACAAAACTGTTGAGAATAAAATCAAAAGTTCAACAGCTACAGCATAATCAGGTATGTATGGACTATTTTCTATGAGTATTGACTCTGCGAGTGCAGTTTGTATTTTATGTGGTTCTAGTAAACCAGCAGGTGTAGCAATCTGTGGCATGATTCCTTTTGCTGTAAAACCTACGAACACAAATTTATTTTCCACATCCATTTCTTTTAAATTTGTTTGTGGTGTGTCTACCCAACTTACCCATTTACGACCTAGCGAATCTACAGGAACAGGGGGCAAACCTTTAACTCTTATTTCTTCGAGTCCGTTTTGATTAGTCTTTATAACATATGTATCAGCACCTGCTAGTATTTTAAGAACCTCTGTTCCATATGCTGGTGCCCAACCATCTGGTGTTCGCAACAGTAAAGGCAGTCTACGAACTAAGCTGTCTACATCTGCTCTTGCAACAGCTAATCCTTGACTTGCATTATGCTTTAGTACGTCTATATTTTGTACAACTCCTTGAGCTTCGATGCCACCAACATCCTCGCCTAATATAACTGTGCCTGTTGTAGCTGGGTACTCATTGGTGTCGTTTTCGTACATAGCTAACACACTTGGTGCGAATGAGAGTGCTTCAGTAAACTCAAGGTCGCCACCAAATCGATCAGGTTGAGGGAATGCAACAACCCACCCCACACCTATAGCACCTTTTCGTAAAAGATTTATTTGTATTTGTGCTAAAGTTTGTCTTGATAAAGGGTAGCCACCTTCATTAGTTATGTCTTCTTCTGTTATGTTTAGTATTGTAAAATACCCTGAAGGTTGTTGTTTAGGTACAAAAGCATCAAAAGTTTTTAGTTTCAATACATCTAAAACTGTTGACTGATTAACTACAGGTATCGTAAAAATTACAAGTAAACATATAAAAATTATTTTTTTCATCAACTGCCTTGTTTAATTGTTATTGTGTTAGAAGAACCTCCGTTCACCTTAACTATGTTTTCTACTCCATTTTGAAAAAGAATAACAGTATAAGCATTAGAACCATCTAAATCAAGTCTGACAGATTCTCCTACATTTCTACGCAGACTAATTATCTGACCTGTTATTATCGTTGTTATTTGCGTAGCTTTGTCTTGACCTATCTCTGTTCCAGCAATACGAATACCTACACCACCTTGTTTAAGCTGATCCTCTTCTTCTGATATAGCTAATGCATCTATAATATTTAATAAATCTTCAAGAAAATTTACATCTAAATAGTTTATGTCTAATTCTGTAAACTCTAGGTCAGCTTCGTTATCTAGAAAATCTTCTGCTAAAAAATCTACATCTAAATCTGAAAAATCTAAATAATCTGCTGTAGTTTGTAATTGAGTTTCTTGTAACGATGCATCTGTTTCTCTTGGTGGATTTACTATCAACATATTGTCTATAAGATCAAGACTGATGTCGAGTATAACTGGTTTAGAAGGAGATTGATTGTATGTTTGCGTAGTTGTTGCTTGAAATGCTTGATTAAGTAATACCTCACCCATAGCTGTTTTTACCAATATTTCACCAGAAGGGTTTCCGTATTTATCTGGTAAAAGTATAACTAATGATGAACCTGTTTCTGGTGTTGTTGTGATTGTGAAATCTGTTCCTCTTACAAACACATCAGCACTTTGCGTTTTTATGTGTATAGCTTTTTTATTATTAAATTTACCTGTAACAAATCTTGCAGTACCTGATGCAAAACGTAGTGCCATTTCTGATTTATTAGGGTTTGCATCGTACACATACGAATCAATCACGAGTTTACTGTGTGGCATAACACGTACGATAGTTTCATCAACAAAAGTAACAGCTAACTTTCCCCCTTCTGTTTTTATATTGTCTAACTGTTGTATTGGAAAAGCTAGTTCTGCTCCGTATGGTTTATCCCTGACAACTTGAGCATTGCCATTTAATTCACTGATATTTCCTATATCAGCAACTTGTGCCTGTACCTTGGTCGTTTTGAATGATACAAACAGTGCTAGTAGTAGTACCAACACTCTGAACTTTGAGCCAGTCATTGTCTTGTGTAGATGCCTGTGTTATGTTAAATGTACGATTAGAACCATCATGATCTAGCCAGAAATAACCACCTGCGTATCCAGTTCCAGCATACGTAACTGCGTTGTCATTTCCATCCAAATTAATGTAGTTAGTCGCACCATCTACATTAACTCCTGCTGTTATAGTGTTACTTGAACCATTAACTATCCAGTCTAGATCAAGAGTTCCTGCTAAAGCAGTTGTTGCATGATTTAAAGTAAATGTGTTTGTACTTCCTGTTACATCAACATTGACATTAGAACCATCTGCCCCATACGTATTACTTGGATCTGTTTGCATATTAAAAGTGTTTGTGTCTCCATCAAACTCAAAAAATCCTATGTAATTGTCTGCCCAAATATCTCCTAAGAATTTATTTGTGTTTCCTATTTGATTTATGTCCAATGTCATAACTGTGCCATCTAAGTCTAGTGCAGTCATAGAACCTGCAGCAGCTGTAGTTCCACCGATAAGGTTGCCTGAGCCTAACTGTTCAAAATCAAAATTTGAATTACTAGACCCTGAACTCTGGTCTATGTAAATTTCGTTGTCTGCTCCAAACATAGGTGTAGACAACATTAATAATAGTAAAAGTTTTTTCATTCTTTTAACCTCCAGTAGTTGTTCTTAACACCTTCTTTTATCGTCTCAAGAACAGCTGTTTCTATTGCCATTTGCAAAGCAATACTAATTGGTTCATTTTTAACTGAACCCCCTTCTATCTCTACTAATTCCGTTCCTTCAGAGATAAACCTAAATATATCGTTGTCTAAAGAAACAGAAAGAATAGTTTTAGTTACTAAAACTTCTATCAATACTTTTCCTGTACTTACTGACACAGTTCGTAAACCTACAGTAAGTGTATCTGATCTGTACTGTTTTGACAAACCGATTCCTAAATATCTTGCTCCTGTTCCACCACTAGCTGTGTTTGCTTGATAAGACAGTACTCCTCCTGTCATTATCATATCAGCAAATTTTAATGGCATTAATTTTTGATCTTCATCAAATGTTTCCCTTGTTGATCTTATCAACTGTCTTTCTTTTGTTACTGCATCTAGAGAAACTCGCTCAACTACTTCAAAAAATCCATCATTTTCAACACCTGCTTGTTTTAATGCTCTTATTAAGTATGCATGAGGAGCCTGTGTAACTGCTGTACTAAATGTTGCGTATGTACTGTTGGATCTGCGTTGTCCTGTTTGATCTGTAAAGTTCTCAGCATACACAGCGATTACTGGTTTTCTAGTTGGTTCTAACACATAAGCTAAGTCTGTGTACAGAGCGTCAACAACTGCTGTTTTAGTTCTTTCCGTTGGTGGAAGATTATTCTCTAGAGGGTCTATCATTATTGAACAACTAGAAAGTAAAACTGCCCACAGGAACACTGATTTCTGTAACATTTCCTTCTTCATCTGTTATTCTTACTGTGACTGTTTCTTCGTTTATTTCATACTCAATAGTGTTTCCTTCTAGCACCATTGAGCCAAAATTAGATTTTGTTTCGCCAAATAAATTATCTTCTATCTGTCTAGCTAAGTTTGCATAAATTCTAGATGTTAAGTTCCTCATAAATCTAGCTTCTACTGTGTTGTCTTTTTCTCTTTCTATCTCATCTTTAAGTGCTTGTATCTCATCTTTAATCGCTTGTTTTCTCGTAGCCTCTTGATTCTCTATAGTTAAGTAATGACTTGATGTGCCAACACCTGAAAAACTTGGATTCTTAAACTTGTGAGTCATTTCATCTGCTGTAGCACTTGTAGCAACAACTAATAAAATTACTACAATACCTGCTATTGCTAAGTATTTATCCCAGTCAGTCATAAAAACTTTGCCCAAACTAAAACCCCTATACATCCTAGCAAAGCTAACAAAATAAATGAACAAGATGTAATTTCAATAGTTCTTCCTAATTTATTTAAATAAATCATATCTTGTTTAGAATTAAACCTTTCGTCTTCATAAATATACTTATCACGCGGAAACGGTCTTTTAGGCATAGGTTCAAATATTACGTTATCTATTGATACTAACTGTTCTTCTTCTATTCTTTTTACTTCTTGCTCCTGAAACTCTGTCCATTTTTTGCCGTACTTTTCAAACATAATGTTTTTAAAATCCGCATCTAAAAAGTCTTGATCCTCAGTCTTTTCTTTGGTCATCTCTATCTGCCTTTGCAATCTTGTTACTGTCTATAAGTTGAGGAACACCTAAAATAGTTTTTATTAATGTGTCTTGTCTAATGATCTCATTATCTAGTGATCTAACCCTGTCGATAAGAGCAACTAATATACCATGCTGTGAGTCTAACTTTGTACCTAGCCTTTGTTCCATTTGTTCTATTTGGTCTGCTACCTTATCATCTAAAACATCAAGCTTTGTTTCCATACCATCAATAATTCTGTTGATAAGTTTCCATATAAAAAACCCTAAACCTAATGCAGCAGCAATCGGAAACCCTACTTCGTTTATAAAGGTGACCGCTTGGTCCATTAAAGATACCTAGTCGCTAATAAACAAGTTATAACTACTGGATAAACACCCCACAACAAGGCTTCTAACCTTTTAAATTTACTTGAACCTTCATCAAGACGTTTTTCAATGAATTCAAACCTAAGAGCACATTCCCTTTCAAAAGCTGAAGAAGAGACCTTTTTACTAGAGGTTTTCATTTCTTCTTTTTAGGTCTGCCTTTTTTCTTTTTAACTTTAACAGTGGTATAGGCTTCATTTACATCAGGAGTAGACTTATCGTCTGCAACAAACTTTCCTTCTTCTGTTCTTGCTCTAACAGTTTTTTCTTCTATGCCTCGAACATTCTGCCAAAGTTTTTTAAACCAACTCACTATTTATCCTTGGCCTTACCAATATTTAAAGCTAAGAAATCTATAACTTTATAAAGTTTCGCTAACCATTTATCTCCTTGAGGAGTTGGTGTAACCGCAGCTACAAGTGAAGCTATAGCTATAATTGCTGTTATCCACATAAATAAATTAATCCACATCATTTTCTTTCTCCGTTGTTAATGATTCTACTGGAACATCCCAACAATTTAAGTTAGATGCTACTGTTCTTCTTTCACCCTCGCCTTTGAAGGGATATACCATGTGTTGTAACCAAGAAGGAAATACTAATAGTTTTCCTACCTGTGGTTGTATAACAAAAGACTGAGGTGGTCTAAGTCTTTCTGTATTCATCAATTCGTTTCTACCATAATTAAAAGCAATGTAGCCATCGCAATCGCCAGACGTATTATATAAGGAGTAGTTTGGCGACCCAGCTATAGGTTGATTTAGTATTTGTTGTGGCACTTTAGTCCAACCAGTCGTAGATATTCCCATAATGGTTTTAGTACCATGATCGTGTATTGGATTATAGTCGCCTTCGTAACTATGTACTGACCATGTTTCATCTATGGCTACTGCCTTAGGAGAAGAAAGGCGTGAACCTGTATTGTTGCTAAAAAAATTTATGTAATCAGCACCCAAACTACAGATAAAATCAGAATATTCTTTTACTCTAGGATCATCGTTATCCATCAACAGTTGTTCGCCCTGTGATATTTGTCCTACTAAAGTATCTGCTAAAGATTTTTTATTTTCATCTTCTAAATATTCATCAAGATAATCGTTAAGATCATTAACCATACTTATAGGCATTTCTGTTTCCATAACGTAAACAGAAGGCATATTATGTACTGTGACTTCTGCCATTAACTAGGTACGTTAAAATCGTTATCTGGTGCGCTTGCTGTTGGAGGGTTGGTTATAACACTATCTACTTGACTAGCGAATACTGTGTCCCATTTAGAGACAGGACAAATAGCAACTAAATCTGCGTTACTCCAACTGCCTTTGGCTTTGAGTGTAAAGTTAGTTGTTACATTACCCTTTGGGTCGGTATCTTTTTGATTTACTGTGGTAGAAAAAGTAGATGTGTAATAAGTAGAATCACCTTCACTATCGTTTTTATATGTCATTTCTATATCCCATTTGTCAACCTTGCTACTGCTATTAACGTATG